TCAGCAAATGTCCATCCAGCTGCGACTGAGCCGGAAAGCTGTGTAGAAGAAGCACCAGTGAAGCGAGTATCAAGTAACTGATATCCAAGTTCATCACCTGGAAGTCCTGCTGAACCAGTATATCCACCTGCACCATTAGGGGCTGTGTTATTAGCGAGAGCAGGTGTTTTTCCATCAGTACCAGTACCAAGTGTCTCAGACTGGTAAGCATAACGCAAAGCGAATGCAAGACCAACTGGTCCACTCATAGGCTGTACACCAACGATTTCGTTAGTGATGAGCTCTGGGAATGTACGACGGATCATCGGGATAAGCACCTTAGGAAGGCGAGCATCGTTCGGGGCATAAGTATCGCCGGAAGAAGACTGCGTATTAGGGTTGAATTGTACTCCACCCTGAGCAGATCCACCAAGAGATCCACCGCCAACAGACGAGGATTCTTCGATACACCATTTCTCCTGGTTCTCCAGGAGGATCGCGGTATTAAGGCGAGTATTGTCATCTTCAATAGCTTTAACACTATCGGAGGTATAATCAAGGACTGGTGCCCACTTCTCCAAAAGAGTTGCAGCACGATCCTGATCAATAAATGATTGTGGTTTGTTCATAATAATATTTTTTTTGTTTGTTTCGACCTTTCATGAGACTAAATCTCAAGTTACTCAGACACTATTCGTGTCTCATTGTTCAGGGTGAAAAATTATTTCATCTTATCCAGACCCGCAATATACGGATTCTCTGGAGTGGAAGGTTTTACTTTTGCCTCAACGATTATTTTAGGAGCATCAGCCTTCACAGTGCGTTGGCTAATAGCTTCTTCGCGAATAGCTGCCATTTGCTCTTTTTCTTTCTTGTCAAAGAGACGTGCAGTGTATTCGAAATTCTCTGTGATAAACTTTGCAGTTTTATCACTCAATACTTTCTTAAGATAAGCAGCTTTCTTATCATTAAAGCCTGAAAGCTTCTGATCAAGAACAAGTCTTGCTGCAGCATCTTCATATGCTTCTTTAAGATGTTTATTTTCAAGCTTGATAACATCAAATTCTTTCTGTAGATCATTGATTTGGCCTTTGCCATCAACAATAGCTTCCTTAACTGACTCACTCATAAGTGAAGAGTCAACAGCAAGAACATTGCGTAGATTATTCAAAACACTCAAAGCTGTCTTATTAGCGGTTGCTTCTTCTATTGCTTGTACTGGAAGTGCTTCATCAATGTACTCTTCAATATAGCTAGAGATAGACTCTACTAGTACATCTTTAAACTCTGTAGCATTTTCATTAAGCTCACGCTCATACTTCCTAACAACTGTAACTAGCTTCTTCGCGTTGTTCGCGTCTACCGACTCAACGACTCGCTCCATCTTTGCAGTATGATCACTGTCAATTCGAGCAACAAGTTCCTCAAGCTTCTCAGCATAAAGTTCGTCTTGGGTAGTAAGTGCAGCCTCAACAGAAAGATCTACTTTCTCTTTGAGTGCCGTTTCGATGTTGCTTACACTGTCTTCAGTGAGCACATCCTTAAGTTCTTCTGGTAATAGATCTTTGTTCATAATTTAAAAGAGTGGTTTTTCTGCTGCTTGTTTTATTCTTGATTCAAGCTTATTGTTAACAGCTGATTGTAAATATTTATTCGCGGCAGCATAGTTTTTATCGGAAATTGCATCGATAAACTTGCTTATCTTTAGTTTAGTAGCGTCTTTTTTAGCCATTTTGTTTATTTAGTTAGGTTTGTTTTAAAATCAAATTTTATTAATAAAATTCATGATTCTCTCAAGTAGATATTTCTCTACTTCTTTCTTAGGAAGCTTACCAACTGCCTTTTCGAAGTTGTCGTAAATCTCTTCATACTTACCATCTTCAGCTAATACCCATTGTTTAGACTCTAGGATACCATTAACGAAAGCTTTTGGATATGATGGATCAGCCACTGCATCGATTGCAACAAGCTTCATATTACGTACTGTACTATGACCACCAGCTTCTTCTAATGTACCAAGAGCACGTGAGCTCATACCAACTTTAACACCATCATTGACTAGTGCGCGAATAATGTGACCACAAGGTGTAGTAAGTACTTTAGATTTACCATAAAATACATTGCCATCTTGAGTCATTTCAGTTACCATATGGCAAGCGCGCTCTAGATCAACATCAGCTGATGAAGGGTGGTTAAGCTCACCCATTGCACGGCCTGGTTTTACCATATTTTCATTATAATTAGCTACTTCACGCTCTAGCTCATGTAGGGGGTAGCTTCTGTTATTACGATTAACTCCTTCAGCCATCATATAAGGCCCCTTAATGAAGAGGTTGGATGGTGAATCTTTATTAGTCTCTTCCTCAATGACCTCGAATTGGTCATGTAGGTCTGGATTCTCACATACAAGATTAAGTTTAAGTGACATATACTATTATTTATGCCTACAGCTCAAGAAAGCTCTTTTTCCGTTAATATTAACCACTTATAACCTCTACCCTTGCAATATTTTTTAGCAGCATCCCACTTTGCTTGGTTTTTTATATACTGAACTTGCTCATATATAATATGCTTTTTCTGTTTATACTTTGTAGTAGGTTTTAAAGTTTGTTTATATGGCTTTATTTCTACAAGGTATTTAGTAATAGCATTACCTTCTTTAATAACAACATAATTATCTACATGGTATCTATGATTGCGCTTTGTTAAAGGATTATAATAAGGAATAATAACATTCTCACTACCCCATCTAACTACCTTAGGGTTATTATCACAGAACCGAAAAAATTTTAATTCTAAACCAGATCTATATATAGCACGTTCACCGATAAATTTATCGATATTCTTAGGTACAAATATACCTTGTCGATACCGTGGATTCTTTTTCATTATCCAACAATGAATAAAGCTGGATCTGTATCTCCTAATCCTGGTGAAGCACCTTCCAATAGTTTTGTTTCAAGTTCTGCTTTCTTTTGCACACCTTCTTGTAATAAGTCATAGTTCAGTGCACCACCACCAAGTAGATTAACATTACCAAATTTACCACGTACACGACCTACAGTGATCATTGTTAATGCTAAAGCATACTCATACACCCATTGTTCTTTAATAACATCTCGTATAGGTCGCTCAACATAACAAGAAATAACTCCATAAAAACGCTCATTACGAGGCTGTGGATACATTTTCAAGTACTGTGTTCGTGGATCAAACTGTAGATCTTTTCTCAAAGCTAGCACTTTCTCACGTGTATCAATCCATTCTTTCATTGTATACCATGAAACAAGATCAAATCCATAATTACCCATTGCATAAGAGAAATATGTTTGTTGTGCTAATGTTTGCTCTAACGTAAATAATGTATTAATACCAGTATTAGAACCTTCTTCAAAGTCAGTAACATCAACTACCTTCCGGTAATCCATAACGTCATAATCATAAACATTTTGATATTGAGTTATATCAGAAGCAGATCCTTCTTGTGTTAATGTTCTTCTAATATTAGGTTTGAAGGCTGATAGATGATCTAACGAGTTATCAACTGCGGTAATGTTTGCAACTAATGAATGATCAAACAACTCACCTGGTTCAATACCAGTGCTGAATGTTGCACTTAAAGCACTTTGGGAAGCAAATACAGAAGATAGTATATCTGTTTGAGCTACATAAATAATATCTGGTGTAACACCGTAAAATTCTATACCTGGCCCTAGTGGATTAGTACCTGCAACTTGCTTATCTACTGTATCCATATCTGAATTAGCAAGTGTATATAGCATATCGAGACGAATACCTTTATTACTCTCATATAAAGCAGAGTCAAAAATCATATACTCTCTAGTATATCCTGCATACTTTGTAAAGTACTCTACACCAATCTGAATATTTTCATTCATCTGATCTGGATGTACTTCAACAGAAACTAGCGGATATCCTAATGCTCTTTTAACCCTATCTCCTAATCTAGCATACGTATCAATCTTATTATTGAGATTTGTTGATAAGAATGCCGATAAAGGTGAAATAACACATGCGGAAGCCATGTAATTATTTATGCCAATGACTAAATAATTGTATGGCTAATAATGCAGAATCTGAAAACGGTTATATAAATTTTAATTTATGCAGGTCTTTTAATCAGAACATAAAAACTTCGCTAACAATGTTAACTGGAGCTGCAGTTCCAGGCTTTGCAGGTGCTACTACTTCAAGAGGTATAGCTTTAACAGGTGGACATCCTTGCTCGGAAATAACTATATGGAATAAAACGAGTAATAATGTTACAGTTTTTGATAATGATTATGCAGTCGACTTTAACGGGTTTCAACTCTCAGCAGGTGAGCAGTTTACTTTCAGAGGTTTAACTAATGTTGCACAGGTTTCAGCAATAGCAATATCTGCTGGTAAGATCTACTACAGAGCTCAATATTATAGCTCTAATCCTTCACGATAGAGCTTATATATCATCAGCTGCTCCTGCTCCGGAAGTATCTGTCTCAACATCTGTATCAATATCTGCTTCTGTAGCATCACCAGCCTCTGCAGCTGGACCGCCACCGAACTCTGGTATACTTCCATCCCCAGCAACTCCGCCACCTTCACCTCCAACCACGGTTTCAGCACCAGCACTCGCTGCAGCCATCTGCTCTTTCCAAAGTGGACCTGCTGCTTGAATTTGACCTAGCTCCCATTGCATTTCTGCATCCTTACGGAGAAACTCTCTGTTAGCAAGAATGTCTCTATCCTTCCAACCAAGATATTTCTTCTGAGCATATGTCACAGATATAAATTCATTACTAGCTAGTGTGTTAAAGTTAGTAGCTTTAAGCTCAAGCTTCTGACTTTGACGCATCTCAAAGTAATTAGACGGTACGTTAAATATAATATCTAAATTAGGCTCAGCTAGATTATATTCTTCCCACAAACCACGAAGTTTAAGGTGAGTAGTAAATCCTTTCTTAATTGCTGAAGCAAATTTCTGTTGCTGACGAATAACAAATTTTGCAAACTTAAGCTCTTCACGTAGAATAGTAGTACCATCTACAGTACGATCTTCAGGATCAATACGAGTAGATGGTACTTTAAGAGCTCTATATAGCTTCTTAATAAAGTACATTAAGTCTGCCAACTCACCGAGATTAGCACCTCCAGGAAGCTGAGTAACAGAAGTACCTTCAGAGCCTTGACGCTTAGCAAACCAGAAGGCATCAAGCATAGACTGTGGGTTAAACTTATTAACTACATTGTCTTGATCACTGTCAAATGTTTTACGAGCCCAGTAGTTCTGAATAAGCTTACGAAGATAAGCTTCAGCCTTTGGTGGAGCCATATTACCAACATCAACGTTGAATACAAGACGTTCTGGAGCTCTTACTAAACGATAGATAACAATAGCATCTTCAATAAGAGAAAGCTGACGATAAGGGCGACGAGCATTCTCGATAAATGGAATAACAAAGTCTTTTGAATCGTTATAAACACCAGAGCTAACATAAACCAATTGGTTCTGCTCCATTGGAATCATTTCTGTCTTCTCAACTTTGTTTGGTTGAGTAGGACTAAAGATTGGCTTCTTATAAATGAATCCCTTAACAAGCATGTTTTGAATATTATTATAAACAGGATCTACAATCTCTGATGGTATATTAATCAATCCAAGAACACCTTCTTTAATATATTCATCATGTAGAATCATTTCAAAGAATACTTCTCCTTCAACAAGTAGTTGCCTAAAATATTGCCAACCTTTATGCTTAAGCTCGAAGAAGTCAATAAACTTTGAAAATTCTTCATCAAGAACCTTCTTCTCATCAACAGTAAGATCAATGTTTTCATAGATAAGTGTAGCTACCCTACCATTTTCATCTACATTAATAAACTCATCACAAATCTCATCAAGTGCATCAGCTACTTCAGAGTATGCAGACATGATACGATAATCTCTCAATCTTCCACCTTTATCAGTGTCAAGACTAGCATACATTACATCAGCAAAAGAACTATCTTTGCCAAAGTCTCCAATAGGTATATTGTTGTATGGATTAGAAGAAGAGACAGAAGTCTTAGCTAAAGCTTCAGCTCTCTGTGTACCATTCTTTGCAAAGTATTTATACTTATCGTTAAGTGCATCATCCCCATCTTGTGAGGAGTATGGTAAACGGTTTTGAATATACTGTACAAGGTTTCTACCGAAGTTATTTGAACCTTTGTTTTGGTTTGGAGAATTATCTGCCATCTCTATTATTTATTCTGCATTGAAGTAGAAGCCATCTATATCTGCTGATGTTTTCCACCCAGCTGGGTTTTTAATTATTAAATCGACTCTACCTGAGCCAGAAAGGAAAGGGAATGTTACATTCATAACTTGATCTGTAATTACATTCCAACTACTACTAGGTAGTAAGAATCCACTTACTATACCTGTATATGTTGTGCTTACAGCAGTAAATCCTGTTGTTAATGTACTATCATTTGAACTTAGCATTACAAACTCTGTTTCATTGTAATTACCACCAAGTATAGAGTATGTATACAAGTCAAGAGATGCAACATTTTTAACTAATGTAACAGGCTCTGCAACTTCAATATTAGAACCTGAAGTTGTAAAATATATATTTGTTAGTGCTGGTATACCAGAGAGTATTATAGTATCTGTTTCAGCAACACTTGATAAGTCTGCAAAGAAATTATCATAATCTAAAGAAGATACAGGTTGCTTAAAGTTAAATCTATCATCTACATTTATAAAGTTTTGCTTAACAAAGTAGATTGGATTGGTTGTATCATTTTTTGATCTAAATAACCAACCTTTAATTGTAAAGGAAGTATCACCAACAACTCTGAACTTTTCACTATATGTTGTCTCTGTTGGAGTGTTGAGAGATACAGTAGTATTCCATAACACCTCTGTTCTAATTTCAATATCTTCCCCACCTGGTATAGATGTCGGCTCTTTCCAAGCTAATACTATATAAGGGTTTGTGTAAGGAACAAAATTAGAAATAATTTGTTCCATATCCTGCATATATCTACATAGTACAGACATACTTACCTCGAGATTTACTGGTACAGGTGTTCTAATAGCACTAGAGCTATTTGGATTACCATAATTTTCAAAGTTACTTAACTTATTAAAAACTCTTTCTGTATCATATGATACGGATTTAAGATCAATCGCTACAACTGGTAGGGTTAGGTTTTGAGCTTTGTTAATGATATCATACATGATACGCTGTTTAGGAGCAAAGACATATCTAACCTCAACATCTTGCCTAGCATTACCGTTTTTATCATAACGTTTAATAACAGTATCGTCAAACGCAGCAACAAACTGAGTAAGAAGATCTTTTATCTCGAAATTGTAAGTATATTTCTTCAAAGCTACTATTATTTAATTACACAAATCGGTCTACGAAGTATTTTGGTAGCTTATGCTTTGATTTTAGTATAGCATTTACAATAGTTCCATCAAGAATATATGTAATACACTCATCTTTCTTCGATCTAACACCCCTACCACAAGATTGAATTAAGGAACTTAGCATTTTATTTTGATACCAATCAAAATCATTCTTCATCATCTTTTCAATTCTAACATCCTTAGTAGGTAAAAATGGAGCCTTAACAATAATTTGGAACTTTGCAAGATCACCTTTTAAATCTACACCATATGACATAGAAGGTGATACTAATACAGTAGGATCTGGATCTGTCATATGAGCTTCTAGAATCTCTTCATTCCTAACCCCCGGTTCACGATATAAAAACCTACTATCATGCAAAGTATTTGATATCTTAAGAGTAATTGAGTTATTCTGTGAGTGAATAATACCTTTATCGTCTTTATGGTGTTCACATATCTCACCAATCTGCTTAATAATCCTTGGTAAGTACTTATCCATTGTATGGTAGTTAAGCTTATACTTTGGATTACATATGATAGGTGCTTTCTTAGGATCGAAACTCGACTCAGCTTCAACATATTTGTAATCTGTAATACCTAGACTCTTGCAAAAGTTTTCTGGATCAATAATAGTAGCTGACATTAAGATAACTTTATCAGCAAACTCAAATAATCTATGAGCTAACTTATCAACCTTCAAAGGCATAAAAGTAATTGACTGTCTATCCTTCTCAAAGACATATTCTGACTCATCCCAAGAGTCGATAACAAGCTCAACCTTACTATGAATATTCATTAACCGAGTCATCATTGAAGCTAGATCTTGAATAGCTTTCTGATTCTTACTTTTTTTGTTAGCAATAATATCTCTAAGCTCTTCTATCCTATCACTAATATCAATAGCAACGTTGCTCAACCATTTAACAGCAGAGTTATTACTCATATAAGGTTTAATATTAACATCTAATTTACTCAAAAAGACATAATCTACAACACAAGTAAACTCTTTAACAAGCTGATCCTCAAGCTCAGAAGCCTCATCACATATTAGAAACGACCTCTTCTTAAGATGATCAGGTAAAGCAAAGAACATATTATAGTTCAAAGTATTGAACTTAGATACAAGAGTCTTATTACGTTGCTCATAATATGGACACTTACACTCAGCCCAGCATTTACGTTTAAGGCTCGGTGCATGTAAGCATGGTGCAATATCTACAGGATACCGATCATCGATAGCACATTGATAGTTAGACTTACCCTTTAATACTTCCACATCATTAAACAAATCCTTATATTGATCTTGTAGAGCCTTAGTAATAGTTAAAGCAGTAGTACCGAATGCCTTTTCATTCTCACAATCTTCTTCATAAGTATAACCTGAAGGAGTATGCTTATATGCAAGATAGCTAGTAACTATATCTCTAAACTCTTTACTGCAATTTTCGGAAGCATTACCTACAGTCTTTGATACAAATGACTTACCTGAACCAGTAGGAGCATTACATATAACGAATTTATGTCCGTTATCAAAAGCATCATCAATATTTTTAAGTAACTTAACTTGAGATGGGTTAGGATCATAACCTTCAGGAAATTTTTGCAGTAGTTTAGATATCACTAAACTAATTGTAGTCTATAAACTCGATTAATCAACATCTTTTAAAGGTAGAATGTAGACTAATTCATCATACAACTTTGACTTCTTAGTAGAGTCAAGTAGTTTAACTTGCAAATCTAGATCTTGTATATTTAAAAATATATTTGTCCTATAGTTAAGCGTAGTTACATTACCTTCTTTACTAATATCATACGGGTATGGTATCTCATAAATACGAGTACGTTCTCCATCTTCAAGTGTAAGACGGGCATAGTGCTGTTTTACTTGAAAGATCTTAAGTCTACCCTTACGGATAATTTTTTTATTTGTCTTAATTGCAATTGTATCAAGCAAATAAGGTTTAATATATTCAGAGAAATTTTCAAGTGCAGTATTCATGAGTTCATAAAACCAGCCTTTTGAGCTGGTGACATTGGGTAAATATTCTCGTTAAAATAAGGCCAGAACTCATCAGTTGCTGGTATTTTTTCAATAAGATCAACCTGGTTACAGTTAATGGTACGATAGTTTTGCATTAGAATATCCCATACAACTAACAGGTTGTCTGCTGCTTCATTAATCCTTTTTGGACCTTTAGGTGTAAAATAATTAAGCGAAGTTCTACCATTTATAGAATTTAAAAGATCGTATGACTTAGTAGCAAACATTCGCCTAGTGGGTCCATCCCCTGGTCGTGGGTCACGTCGCACGAATCGTACATCACATACATTTGATAGTAATGCAACATCAAGAGCTGACCGCTGTATAATCACTTCTTAAGTGTACAAATACCAAACAAACGATCTTCATTCAAGAAGATTGCTTTTTTAAGTCTAGTTCCATTTACATCGAGGTTAGCAATAGTGACACCGAGATTATTAGGAAAGATAACAATATCACCTTCTTTAACATACTGTGATTTAGGCCCCTTTAATATAACTCGAGCTTTACGCCAAGCGCGTGATACAGCATTTGTAGGAACAAAGATACCATTACGTTCAATCTCCCCTGTATCATTTTCATCAATATATTCTACTAAGAGAATATCATCAAAAATCATGTTAAGTTCAAAATCATCAGTCAATCCAATATCACCTTCACTATTAGTGGAAAGGTCAATAAGATGTTTTTGAGTTGCAAGAGTATCAATACTTCTTTGGGCCATAAGATTATTTAGTTAAAGGTTTGGATTAATCAAGTGCTGTTTGCAATTCCATATAAGATTTTAACTCTCTTACAGATATATGTTTGTTTTTTGCAATAAGTTCTAGATGCTCAAACTCTTCAGTTTTCTCTTTCTTCTTTTTCTTAATGTAGCTAATACGTTTAAATTGAAGTCTAGGAATTATATTATAATAGAATCGAAACATCCTCTGCTTATCATCGAAGATACCACAATATTTATTAAGTATATTATTCGTAAATGACACTGTATCTCTACTATACATTGAGAACCACCTATTAAGCAAGAAAGGCACAAAGCCTTGCTCCCCTTCTGAATCTAGGTAATCAGGTTGATTTCTCTTATCCGAGAAAAATAGTTTATTCTGTAATTGAAAGAAGTTCATAATTTATTACTAATATATTCAGCAACAGCTTTGATACTATAACGAGTACTGTAATCAGTATCTTGCCGATCCTTAACTAATTGTAACATATCAAGATCAGAAAGCAAATCTACAATTACATTTCCTACATCTTTATCCCAATTATCTACTTGTACAATATAATTATCTTTATAGATTTCATTTTGAGGTAATCTAGGTGATACAACCACAGTACCACTTCTCAAGCCTTCGTAATGTCTAAACGTCTCCATACTCACATTACCTGCTGGACAAATAACAATCTTTGAGCTATGTAAACGTTCTGAATATTCAGATGGATTAAATCCCATATTAAAACCTTTTGTAATATTAATATCTAATTTAGGTCGCTTAGATTGGTCTATCTGATCAAAGAATTTAATAATTGGGGTCATATAATTCACACGATTCTGTGATGACATATGTCCAGAGAAAAATACATCAACTGGTCTATCGATAATAGGTCTATTTTTTAACTTTTTATGTTTTTTATTATAACCTAAAGGAAGTGGAAAGACATTACTCTCCGCTTGCTCTGGTAGTAGATATGATTTAAATACTAGAACATCATCACGATTTTTCCATTCATCTAGAATGCAATCAGTCATATATTCATCATGCATTGCGAGTATAACATTACGAGTTGTCTTATTAAGTACAACTTCATCTCTACGGTCCCATTCCGGGGTCACGCTTACAATATGAAGGGTTAAGGTATCAACCTTATCTGTGAGATGTTTGATAATTCCCTGCAAGTAGTTCCACTCACAAACATTATCTTCTACACCGTAATATTTAACAATCATTATACGACAATCTTTGTAGTAGCTACAAATTGATCTTTAACTTCTGCATTAAAGTATTCAATTACTTCATGCATAAAAGCTTGAGCTTCTTCATCTGTAAGATTAGATGAAAAGGCAAATCCTGGAGCTTTATCACCAGCATCAATATTGATAGCAGTATGACCAACAGCAACGTTCTCAAGGCTATAAGTAATTGAAACACTTACCTTACCTAATTCATGCTCGTATCCATCAGAACCAACAAAACTCCGCTGAACCATAATATCATCACCATCCATGACAATAGATTCCTTAATTCGCTTACTCAAAAACTTTGCAATATTCGTATTAAATA